ACGAAAACTTATTATATATAGTAAACAAAGGTAAATAAATAAAATAAAAATATGAATAGTACATTAAACATAAACACAATAAACACATAATATGCAAGCCCCATATGTACATGCGGTAACCAATACAAATTACAAATATTTTTCCCTCCAAGCAATCACGCGTTCATCAAACGTGGCTTGGACTGACGGCATAGGAAGATCTACCGCCTCGCAGACTTTCAACATCTTTTGCCTGCGATCATCATACACTTCTCGTCCGTGAGCGAACCACTCGTGCATGGCGCCATCGATACAAGACATGGCGACTTCTGTCTTTGTTGCGCCTTTCGATTTCAAATTAGCATGTAGAGATTTGAAAATACTCATCTCATTCAATGCACCAATCGAACGTCCGATTTCCGGAATGAAAACAGAGTTCCTTTTCAAGAAATCTGCTTCATCATCATCCATAAAGGCAATTTCATCCGACGATTTGTCAGGCAAAGTTATCTTCATTCCGTGCTTGGCCAGGAATTCCTTAAAGGTGATAAAATTAAAGTTTGAATACTCCTCTTTCACACTACCTTTGAAGTCATCCCCATAAGTAAGTGCCGCAACACATGAACGGAAATCTTCTGCATCAGGATATTGTTCAAAAAATCCCATACGCACATACAAAGACCCTGCAGTGCCATTAACATTAACAGTCAAATTATTACCAGACGTGTTCATGTTGTAGGCCATCAACATTGTTCCATTATAATCAATCAAAGGATGAACAATGTCAACAATAGCATTTCGCATTACTAAAATGTCTTCAGCACTGTAATTACAGACTTCAGCAATTTCAACAAACGAAAGCCACACTGCACGTGTCACCTGAGAATTCATTCGAACATCATATTTCGAATAATCCCAAGCGATCACTTTGTTGTTTGTGGAATACTTTGTAACGTGTTCCATCATCTCCTGCCATTGAGGGGAGAAAGCATTAACTCCCACTGCACTCTCAGACAGCAAAGGATTCAAAGAAAGAAGCCTTGCAATCGGAAGAAAGTACTTGCGAATCAAAAGGCTCAGCGCTACAGCTCCAGCCTGAAAAACACGCACTTTCTCTGAGTCTACAGGTGTGGGTTCATCCTTTAACGTTGCCGTTGTAACAGGATAAGCTCTCTCGCCTCGTTTCCACGCTTCAAAAATGCGCTTCACTTCGGCTTTCACAACAGGATCAGGTATACGGTCAACAAGCATTCCATCTTTAAAGACATCTGTGAACCATCTATCTTTAGGTCCAAAGATTGGATAACCCATACCTGTTCTCATGGGAAGTGCGTCCAAAAACCGCACTCCCGGAACACCCATAATAGCTTCCTTATCCGTAAGTGGCCGTATGCCTTCTTTCGCATTCATCTTCTTGGCAAACTCTAAGATTGGTTTTAACCAATCCTGTCTAGCTCGTTCAAGTTTTGAAGGAAGAAAACACCCACTCGGGTTAACAATGTGTTCCAGCGTCGCATTGAAAGCCTTCCAATTAGGTTTCAAGCGTGGTGCGCCCCAATGATTAACCACGGAAAAGTGCTCCGCGACATGATCCGATAATATAGACTTTTCTACTTTACTGGAAGCACTTGCGCGCAACCGAGTAGAACCAATAACGTCCACATACGCATCATTTGTCATTTCCTTAACGTACACAGCATGCGGATGAACATCAGAAGAAGCAACAACAATCTTACCATATTGTTCTTCTGGTATATCAACCGCCTCTGCAGACAGCTCCACACCGGGTTTGGATTTCAAATTATCAAGCATGTCATCATACAACTTCTTTGTAAGTGTTTGCATAACGCCAATTGATTTCTTTGGATTTCCACCGATATGGAATCCCACGATTACTGATTTAGATCCTTCAGCAACCAAGGGTGCCATACAAACGCCAACAGACGCTGATTTGGAAGTATAACGACCGCCATAGAATTTCTTGTACATGTGTCCATCTGCACCATGTTCAACACATACACGTTCACTCTTGACTTTCACTCCCTTATCGCGAAAAAGCATGTTGCTCATAGATCGTCCCTTCGGATTATCCAATGGCAACCACTTCACGGCGCTTTTAATGTCAGGGCAATTAGGAACATAACTTGCACACAAGTCAAGTTTATCTGAAGAGGCCACAGA